TTTTCATCATCATTCAGCCGCCATCCCGTACCCAGACATCGCGTCAAGGATAGACTGCGCATCGTCAGCGGCATTCTTGCGAAGCAAGTCATTATCGCGCAGGTCACCAGCGTCAAGATGGGCCAGCTTGCTGCGGACCATGTCACAGTAATTGTTCAGGTCAGCATCGCCCGTCAGATTGAGGCGTGGCAGGACATCGCAAATGTCGCGGATGTTCTGCACAATGCTATCTTTGAATGTTCCAACAGCCTTGGTCTCTTTTGTTTTTGGCTGATATCTACGCATTGCATCGCCGAAGCTGTCTACCCGGTCAATAAGACGTGACCAAAGTTCGTGCATTGCCTCGTCAATCTTGGATTGCATCTCGGCCTCGGCGGTGTCGATGAGCAGCCGTTCCATTTGCTCGGAACCGAACATCTTGTCGAAGGTGTTGCCGTCCGGCAGGGGCTGATATGAAACGGTGAACTGAAACCGTTCACGCACGACCTCGACCGGCGGGTAATCGTCTGCATTCCATAAGTCTCCAAGTCGCAGCTTTTGAGCATCGCGGCCCTTCTCGTATGTGTGGCAGAACTCGCCGACCAATGTGTTGTAGATATCTTTGTAGTTACCGACAATCTCGGCGTGACTGTCGAAGTTGGTGACAGGCAGCAAGTCCTGACCGGACAGATATGGCAGGGTTTGCGACTTGTTGATGTTGCGCGCCTTGCCAGCAACCTTGGCAATGTCTTTTAGAAGCTGATTGCCAGCAAACAGCGACTTGACATACTTACCGGCGTTGGCAGCGGCTTTCTTGTCTGATGCGACCTCGTCAGATACTGACCGGTCAATCTTCTCGCCGCCCCACTGCTTGATGTTGAGGCGCACGATAACGGCAGATTTTTGGATGTTTGTAGTCATGGTGATAAGTGTCCTTCTACTGACAGATATTGACTGGTTAATGATTATTTTAGAGATAGTCAAGACGCAAAGCGTCGAGGCTAGTACGTTACAACCCTATAGCGTCGACCATCACGTTCTATACGCGCTTGGTACTGGTGCATGATAGGCTTGCGCTTGGAGCCACGCCGTTCAAGCATGGGCATCCACTTCTCGGCATATCGAATGCCGGACTTCAATTCACGGTCGTCATAGTCAGGCAGTGCCTTGCGTATCTTGCCGAAGGTGTCGGCACCGCTGCGCACTTGCGCTATCACGGCCATCGCTACCCGCGACTTGAAGGCAGCGGTTAGCTTGCGTCTTTCTGGCGGTCTATTCGATGGTTTCGGGTTTGTGAGGTCCAGAGTAACCCAAGCAGGGCTGTCGGGGTCTGAAATGCCGGAACCTATCTTGCAGTCAGGGTGACCACGGCGCAGGAACGTCGGAATGGTCAGGTCATCAGTCATAGCGAATTACTCCCGAAAGGTTGGGGATGACGGTGTCGGGCAACAGGGTGCAGCCCACCATCTTCTTATTCAGCAGCGCATACGGCTTGCGCAGGTCAAACCGGCGATACTGCTTTTTGCGCAGGTCGAACGTCACGATGATGTGGTCGGGGAGATTCGACTCGTTTTTCAGGACGCCCCAAAATGGCCGGTGCGTACCGTCCTGCTTGGTGAACGCGCCGGTCACGAACTGACCGCCGAATGCGGCCAGCAAGGTCTGTTTTTCTGTCATCAGCAATCCTCCTCTTTTGCAATTTCATAGCTTTGCCGAACCTCGGCGGGGTCTAGATTTGGTTCGTTGAACAGGTCTGACAGCACGAACGCACCGTCTATCTTGAACAACAGCGGACATTCATCGCCGTACTTGGGATGCTCGTACAGGGCGATGCCGCCAATCACGGCTGTGGGTTGCAGGTTACGCATGTTTACTCGCTTTCTCGACGGTGATGTTACCGCCGGGTCATCGCCGGGTGTCCCGAAGATGACCCGGAAGCAGGGCCGAAGCCCTGCCGCCTGATGTTTCCCCCTGCCCCGCAGACCGTCGCGTCACTGGCCGGTGACGGGTGCGAAGCAGGGGCCGCTGCGCCAGCCGGAGAACCGGGGGCGCTTGGTGCAATGGGGCGCGCGGCTGCGCCCGACCCCGAAGGGTCAGCCCGTGATGTGGGCCAGCCAACCAGTGGAGCGTCACCCGCCGTCAAATCGGGGTGCGCTCAATTCAAACTCAAACAGCCGGGGTCCGCCCGACTGCCACACTGTCAGCCCTGATTCGGGGGTCTGAGTTCATAACGTCCTTTTAGCGGGGGCGAAGCCCTGCCCTGTCCGGGGGTCTGTTCAGTATCGGGGATAGGCGTCCTTTGCGCGGGATGATTACCGTGCCTTGACCGGGGGTCTGTGAAGGGCCGCGCTTGGTACGGCTTGTAAATCCTACAGCCAAGCGAAGCCGGACAATTGACCGTGTCCGGGAGGTCTGACGCCGCACCTGAACATTGACCGGTTCCGGTGGGTCAAACGTGCCGTAACGACAGGGACCGATTCCGAGGGGTCTAGTGACAGTGTGCTGGTGAAAGCAATGTGATTTGATGAACGGTGAGAAACAGGGAGCGGGGAGTATCGGGGGCGCGGAGTGGCCATGCCAGTGCATAGCCTTAAGCCGCGCCGGGTCCGACTGCCGTCGCCCTAGCGTTGCGTGGTGTCACCCGTGTGGGTGCCGGTATGAACATTGTCAAACAGCGCGGGGCGCGTGGCCCCCTACCCTCCGAAGAGGGCATGTGTCGAAAATATGTTAGACCATCTCTGAAAACAACCCTTAAACGTCAAATAAATTTTAGACAGCAGAAAGCCTGTTATTTATCAGCAGCTTACTGTCCAAAAAAAATTAGACAGGCGTAGGCAAAGCCCGGAACGGGCGCGGAAATCGCGGCACTGACCAATGCAGGGATGCTAAATTACAGGGGGATTGAAAGAAACAGAGACACCAGCCACCAACAGAGATTGACCAGCCAATGGCAAGTAAGAAGAACACCACAGCATCAGGGCTGACCGCAAAGCAGGAAGCGTTCTGTCAGGCATACGTTGCCGGGGACAGCAAAGGCAGCGCCACAGCGGCCTATCGGGCAGCATACCGCGCTGACTCGATGAAACCCGCCAGTGTCCACAAAGAAAGCTGCGTCTTGTTGGATAACCCCAAGATTGCCGGGAGGATTGAGCAACTAAACGCTGATATCACCGCTCAACACCGCTTGCAGGGCGTCGGGTTGCGCCAGCGGGTGCAAGATGGGCTGCTGGCCGAGGCTATGACCGCCGAAAGTCCAGCCGCACGCGTCCGGGCGTGGGAGTTAATCGGCAAGTTGCAGGGCGTCGACGCCTTTGCTGCGGACAAAGTCGAGACCAGCACAACAATTTCAAGCAAACAGGCCGAAAATGAACTGCAGCAAGCGATTGCGGACGCTCTGCAAGATGACACTGTCATCCAATTGTTCAGCAAGTGACTGATATCGCTGGATTGTGGTCCCGTGACGCACGGGACACCTTATCATCGGGCGTGGACCCGCGCGCGCACCTGCGCACATGCGCCTGCCCCCGCACCCCCCCGCACACGCGCGCGCACACATACACGTATACATGCTATTCCACAGCCATAATCCCCAAAAAATGGGGAAAGGGGCCAAGGAATCCTGCCCCCTTGGGGGTAAATCACTGAAAACGGGTAGGGAATCCTAGCCCCCCGCATATTTCATACATATTTTAGAGTTGACTTTCTCTAAAATCAGAAATATCCTTTGCAAGCGAGTCAAGCATCGCAAGCTGGAGAGGGGGGTCATCCATTTTATCTCCTTCCACCTCTAGAGAAAGGGTGACCCCTCATGTCCAGACTCATCTGGGAAGATGAAAACGGCGAAATCGAACTTGACGAAGAGCGGATGGCTGACTGGTTCACGATGGCCATCCACAATATCCAACATTACGACATCCCAGAGGATGAAACAGCGTGGATGTTGTTCTTGATGGGGGCCGAATCTGCCATTCGTGGCAATAAGGGGGAGTCACCACATGAGACGGGGGAGTCGTAAGCATGACCAAAAGGTCAGTAGTTCCACCCAGCGGTTGCAATGCGCCGGATGTGGGGGCTGGTTCGAAGCCAGAGACAGCGACTGGGTCGCCCTTGCCACAGGAGACTTCATCCACTGGGGTGATAGATTCGGGCAAGGTTGTCATGAAGCCTTCTCAGCCATCTATAGGCAGCGAGCCGCAGCAGATGAGGCACGAAGCTTGGATGAGAAAAGCAAAGAGCGCGGCAGACGACTTGCACGAAGCGTTGACAAGAAAGATGTCGAGTTCTTCTTCTGACCTCGTCCACAAACCATCCCACTACAATCAATCTGGAATTGAATGCATCGAAGCCATCCGCGCCGCGTTGGGGCCAGAGGGTTTTCGCGCCTACTGTCAGGGCAACGCCATGAAATATCTGTGGCGGCATCAGTATAAGAACGGCAAGCAGGACATAGAGAAGGCGCAGGTCTACCTCAACTGGCTACATGAGGGGTATGACGACTGATGGAGTACAACTCAGACTTTCGATATGACCTGAAGCGTGGCCAGAAAGCCGAGAAGTGGCTGGGTGGTCTGCTGGAAGCTGACACCTTAGAGGTGAAGCGTGACTTCATCGCCCACAAGACCAAGCGTGTTTTTGTCGAGTACGAGTGTAATGGCAAGCCCTCAGGCATTAGGACCACCGAAGCTGACTGGTGGGGCTTCGTCCTAGACGACAGTGCCGTGATGATATCGACAGAGAAGCTGACGCTTCTTGTGAACGACGCCATTGCGCAAAAGCGATACAGGCGTGGTGGAGACGGCAACAAGTCTCTCGGTGCTTTGGTCAGGTTACAGGACTTAGTCGAATATAGGTACACACCTCCAACAACCACTGAGGAGTCAACAGATGAGTAAGTTTGATTACGACAATAACAGGGAAGCAGTTCTGGAAGCTATTAGTGAGAAGCTGCTGGCCGACTGCCGTATTCACCGCAGGAACATTGAAATGATGTGTGACAACCCGGTTGGCATCGGAGACCACGGCAACATCGTTGAGACAATCATGGGTGAATTAGAAAAGTACGAACGGGCTAGTTCGCTGATGGAGACGGCGTCGGAAATGATTGATGAATATACACAGGTGAAGGTGTAATGGACTTCGGTGATTATCAGCAAAAGGCGCGCGACACTGCCGTCTATCCGCGCGAATACTCAATCCTATACCCGACACTTGGTATGTGCGGAGAGGCTGGCGAAGTCGCAGAGAAGGTCAAGAAAGTTATCCGCGACAAGGGTGGTGAGTTTAACGACTTTGACCGGATGGCAATCCGAAAAGAGTTGGGTGATGTCCTTTGGTACATGGCGCAGATTTGCTCCGACCTTGATTTTCACCTTGAGTCTGTAGCGTGGACTAACATAGAAAAACTGCGCCGCCGTAAGGAAGACGG